GAGTTTGAGAGAAATTTTGACTGTTGAATCTGGAAGTCTTTTACACCCTACCAGTGCTGATGATGTTACATCGCGTGATGCACTCCCAAATGAATGGAGTGAAGCAACACGTGTAACGTGTGTACCAGGAACTACCACAGCTGACCAATTGTTGGATTTAGCTAAGCGTAATACTTTTAGCGCTAGGGTTCATGGAACTACTGGTAATAGAGTTGATCGTACAGTTGTTCTTCACAATGGTATGTGCGTTTTGCCTAAGCATTCGTTTATTGGTATTGGTTCTTGTTTTAAACTTGAACTACGCAGAGATAATTGGAGAGTTGATATTCCTCTTGATGAGACTAACACTTGGCTGCATCCTGATAAGGACATAGCCTGTGTTTATAGTGCTCGGATTTATGGAAAGAATTTACTCAAGCATATGCGTCAGTCCGATGTTCGCGATACACGTTTACCTTTTCAAGGCTCTAATATTATGTATTCCATTTTGAAACTGGATAACACATGGTATCAAGATTCCTCGATAGGTTATTGGAACGCACATATTCGTGCTACTGAGGGAACATTTTGTGGATGGCGATACAAGAGTTCAATTGAGTCCCAACCAGGTTTCTGTGGAAGTCCTATGGTTGTTCAGACTGGTGAAGGATGGCGATTTGCCGGAATTCATCTTGCTGGAAAAGATTCAGAGGCTGCTTGTGGTAGTGTATGTTTGGAAGATTACCAAGCTGCATGTGCCAAATTCGCTGTATTGCCTGATATAGCAGATGAAGGAGTTATTTCCAACACTGTTATTGGTCAAAAAGATGCTGTGAAATTAGATGCACCAATGGATGATTCTTCGCCTTTAAAATGGCGTGAAGGTGATATTAATTACGTTCATTTAGGTTCAGCTGGTGCTACATCAAAATTTTATTCGTCTGTTGAACCTAGTTTAATTGCTGAAACCGTTGAGGAAATCACCGGTGTGAAGAATAACTATGGTCCACCTATGACCAATCCTTGGTATCAACCGTACCATTTGGACCTGGATAAACGTTCCAATCAACCATTAGGTTTTGGGATTAGCGAGATTAGTATTGCGCGTCAAGATTACATTCGTGTATTGTCAAAGACATATAATGAAATGCATCCTGATGTGCGTGCTCGCTTAGTTCATCGTCCTTTGGATAATGTTGAAATCATGTTTGGAATTGATGGGTTAAAGTTCGTCGATCGTATGAATTTTGCTACATCACTTGGATTCCCTTATACAGGTTCGAAAAAGAAGGCTTGTGTTTTGGATGGTAGTGGCGTACCTGTTGATTTTGAACCTTGGGTGTGGGAAGAAGTTGCTGCTGTTGAGAAAATGCTGATGCATGGACAGCGTGCAAATCAACCTTTTAAGACATCTTTGAAAGATGAGATCACAAAGCAATATAAAGACAATGGTGAACGTAACACAAAAGTTCGTGTGTTTACTTGTGCGCCAATTACTTTGCAAATCCTGATTAGAAAGTATTTTCTACCAGTTGCTGCTTTTATGTCTCGATTTCCGTTGAGAAGTGAGCAAGCAGTTGGTATTAATGCATCTGGTCCGGACTTCCATGAACTTATAGAATATCTTAAAGTTAATGGTGACAAAGTTGGCTATGTTGCTGGAGATTTTTCTAAGTATGATCTCGGTATGTCCCCAGATGTGATCTTAGCTGCTTTCGGTTGTATGATTGACATTGCTCGTCTTATGAAATATGAAGAACGAGATTTGTTTCTCATGCAAATGATTGCTAATGAGGTTGCTAACCCAGTTATTGCTTATCATGGAGAACTTATCCGTATGTCGGGTAGTAATCCATCTGGGCAAAACATGACTGTGTATATCAATGGAATTGTGAATGCAATTTACCATCGGTGCGTCTACAATCGTGTTGTTAAAGATAAATCTTTACTATTTGAAGATAACGTTCGTGTGACCTTCTATGGTGATGATAGTCTTTTCGCCCCAAGTGAGCAAGTAAGTGATAAATTTCATTTTAATACACTGTCTCATGAGTTTGCGCGAGTTGGTATAAAATACACTCCTGCAGATAAATCAGATAGTGCTCCTGATTTTGTCACACTTGAAAACGTTGATTTCTTGAAACGTGCTCCTATTTACAATCCTGATTTGGGGATGTACCTAGGAGCTTTGTCAAAGGAATCAATTTTAAAATCCTTGTTTTGCTCTGCGAGTGATACACTACCTCCCAATGTTGCTTCTGGAGTTAATTTAGATGGTAGCATTCGGGAGATGTTTAATCATGGACGCGAGCCGTATGAGGAATGGCGAGAGAAAGTCCAGTTTATAGCTTCTAAACACAATCTAGGTGCGTTTATTAACAACCTTGATGTGTCATATGATAGTTATCTGGCAAATTTTGTACGTAGGTACTGCCCCGAGCCTGAATCTCATTAAACTTGTCATAAACGCGGACTGCCTCGCGTTGTGCTAAAGAGCAGACTACACATTTGGATACCATTCTTGTGATTATTTTTCTCACATATCATAAGAATAGGCTTTGTGTTTTAGGATGTAGATGTATTTACATAGGACTTGTCCACCAATTTTGAGATCGTGCTGTATTTAGTTTGACACCACTTATACAGTATTAGAAATAATGTGTTACTAATTTTGATTTATTTAAAAGGTTTACGAAGCCCCCACAATGTGCTTCATGTGTAAGTCCGCAGGATAGCGGCAAAATAATTGATTTGCTTGAAAAGATTTACTGTTCAGTGCGCGAGATTCAATCTCGCGTCGCTCGGGACAATCTTTCTCGCAAGCGCACTTTCGCTACTCTGGATTCACATTCAGAGATAGAAGTTGCGCGAGGAGATACAGGTACCAAACAAGTTTTGGAATTCGTAGACTCCGACCCTGGTTATGGTGTTACCATTGGTGGAGCAAAAGATGAAACTTTTGACTCCATACAATCTGGTGACTCCACACTAGGTGAGTTTCTCAAACGTCCGATAAAGATTTTTGAGACGCGTTGGGATTCAACTGCTCCATTGGGTATCATTGGTGTTTATAATCCCTGGAAACTTTTTTGTGAAAATCCAGCAGTTTTTGAAAAGCTGAAATATTTTAACAATTTAAGTGGAAAGATGGTTGTGAAAGCTATGGTTAATGGTAATTCATTTTTATTTGGTCGAGCGATGTTGGCATATGAGCCACTCCCCCAATACAATGATTTATCTGAACCTATAATTACCTTGCGAGATTATGTCCCATACTCTCAACGACCTCACATTTTGTTGAATCCGACTAGTAGTGAAGGTGGAACCATGGAATTGCCATTCTTTTGGTACAAAAATTACATGAGTATACCTGAAAGAGATTGGGATAACATGGGTCAGTTCGCATTGATTCCACTTAATCCCTTACTTCACGCAAGTGGTGTGGATGCAGGTGTTTCCATTACAGTATATGCGTACATGGAAGATGTAATTTTGACAACTCCAACAGCATTACAATCCACATCACTCTTACATTCACACTCAAAGAGTCGAAAGATCACATTGAGTTCTAAAGATGAGTATGGGAAGGGAATAATTTCCAAGCCAGCTAGTGCAGTTGCTGCTGCTGCTGGCTGGTTGAAGAATCTACCTGCTATTGGTCCCTACGCGAGAGCTACCGAAATGGTCGCTTCTAGCATTGGTCAAGTTGCTACTTTATTTGGTTATTCTCGACCACCAAACATTGGTGGTGTTGATCAAGTAAAAGTTATGTCTTCTGCACCATTTGCGGTTGTTGATCGTCGTGATGAAGTTTTAAAGTTGACTCTAGACTCAAAAAATGAGTTAACTATTGATCCCACGACAGTAGGTTTGAAGTCAGAAGATCATATGGGCATTGTTGATATTGCTCAAAAATCTTCATTATTGACTACAGCCCGGTGGGCCACATATGAAAATGGTGACATTCCAGATACTATATTATTTACGTCTAACGTAACACCAGCTTTAAGTAATAACTTGGCTGGTGGCTTGTACAATATGACACCTATGGCATTTATGTCACAGATGTTTGAGTATTGGCATGGTACAATTGTATTTCGTTTTCAAGTTGTGGCTTCTAATTTCCATAAAGGTCGTTTGTTGTTACAATACGATCCCAATGGATATTTAAACACGGATGCCAACAAGCAGTACTCAGAGGTTATTGATATTGCTGAAGTGCGTGATTTTGAAGTAGAAGTTGGGTGGGGAGTTTCCTCACCTTTCTTAAAGATCCGCACAATTGGTGATGTACTCAACGAATTTAAAATTGACGGTACCACTGTAACACCAGATTCTATTCATAGTAATGGTCAGTTGACATTGTCAGTTTTGAATGAACTTACTGTTCCAGGAGACGCAGTCGCGGCCCCCGACATCTATATTAATGTTTGGGTTAAGGCATGCGAAGATATTAAGTTTTCTGTTCCAGATAGTACTAAAATTAACACTTTGTCGGTTACACCACTTTTGGTTTCCAGTTCGTTGCTAGAATCTCATTCAGATGCAACAACGATGGTTGAAAAGCAAGAAAATCAGCCTCTCGAAACCATGGCTATGACCATGAACAGTGAAGGAACATCCAATACTGACCATTATATGGAAGTATTTATGGGTGAGCATGTGACATCACTCCGCGATTTATTTCGGAGGTATTGTTTTCACACTGCGTGGCTCCTTCCCACAAATCCAAGTGGAACGAAAATTTCCACAATCCGGAACAAGGTTCGACCTTTTTACCGTGCGAGTTATAGCACTACTGGTGATGGTGTATTGGATTACACCGATTCAGGTGGTGTCTCCCGGTCTGTTAATCCTGTTCCTACTTTTCCTCTTACGTATTGTATGCCAGCTTTTGTTGGATGGCGCGGTGCAATTCGTAGAAAAGTCATAAACAACAATGACACTGGTGGAAACATGCGCTTTATGTGCGTGCAGCGTGAACCATACGCTTCTTTTTCCCCAGGTCTCATCGAAGAATTTCCTGGAAGTCCAGTCGACTTTGCTAACGCGGTTGACTTGTCTAGGAAGTCATATATGGGTACCGAATTGACGACAACTCGTCTAACCGGTATGATAGAATTTGAAAGTCCATTTTATCAGCCCGCTCGCTTCCGTCCAACACGGACGCTAGCAGTAGATTCGATTTCATCCGAAGGATATAATCTTATGAATCTCAATCAATCAAGTCAGGCTTCGTCTGCCGAGACATTTATGCTCGACTACTTAGCCACCGGAGAAGATTTCTCCTTGTTTTGGTTTCTGAATGTTCCTAGAATGTTCAGATACGACTTTCCAATCGCCCCTTAATTCCGTTTCAAACGGAATGTCTTTTTACGCCTGGTAGGCATTGATGATACCAGGAATAGGTCAGGACCCGACCGAACGGCAAGACGCTATAAAGAATGCCGACGTGTGTCCCTCCTCTCTAGTAGAGGCGGGGTGTCTTCCTATCAGTGGAGCATAGAGTTTTATGTAGTAGTGACACCCCGGGGGTGCACTCTACGCG